AGTGCGAGGGACAGAGCCGCCGGCGGACTTCGTCCACGTGGCACGCTCGCCCAACTCGTCCGTGTTGAGGATTGCGCAGGCGTCAACGGCCATCTGATCCCGCAGGCTCATTTGCTGCCCTTTGCGTCAGCCTCTTCCTTGTTCACCAAAGTGAGGTATTTCGCCCGCACCAGTTCGGCGAGTTGCCTTTCCAGATTCACCTTGCGAGCGAGTGCGGAAAGCAGCTCAATCCGCTGCGGCTTGTCCGTGAATGTCAGCTTGCCGGACTTTGAGTTATCCTCAGTACCGGCCGTCACGCGGAAACCGAATTGCCCGCCTGTGGCGTTTGGCCCTGCCGTGAGCGTCATTGCTTTGAGTGCCATGTTCATACTCCTCAAACCGCCAGAAAAGTGCTGCGGGTATGTGGCGGCACACCCGCAGCCCCGGCAAGCCGTCGCCTGCCGGGTTGCTCAGATTGCATCATGTGAACGTCGTGAGAACAGCGTTCCACCAGGCACCGTAGCCGATGTTGTATCGTGCGTAAGTGCCCATCTGGAGCTGCTTCATGTTCATGTCACTCGCGCCCTGGACGTTGGCTGTCAAGGCTTCGCGATTCTGAAAGATCAACGGACGCAGCGGCACGTCAACGCGAAGCAGGTAGAACTTCGCTGCGCTGGTCAGGTGCGTGCTCATCACGACTTCCGGCCGGTCAATCACGATGTTGGTGTCGCCGCCGCCGATCAGCTGCTTATTGAATGCCTTCTTGGCAATCACTTCCAACTCTTTTGGAACCAGACAAACGAACTGCATCCCGCTGTTCACGCCGGTCAACACGTCCTCATGCAGAGGCTCGCCGTTGTCGTCCCTGAAGCCCATCATTGCAGCGCGAGAGGCTTCGTAGGCAGCAATGAATTCGGCTTCCGTCGGTGTCGTTCCGGTGGCTGCTGGGTAGGTCAGGTCATTCGACTGGCTGCCAGAGTCACCCCAGACGTGGTCTGTGTCAAAGAAAAACTGGCCGTCGAAGCAGGCTGTGCTCTCACCGTTCATGATGGCCTGCATAAGCAACTTGTCCGGGTGCCGCGCGGCACGCTGGGCGAGAGTCGTCAAGGCACCGTCGTAGAGGCCAAGGCGGTCGTCTGCGACGTCCTTTTTCTCAATCTCCAGCGAGCCTTCCCACTCCTTGTTGACGAGGCTGTAGGTGGCCCCGCGGAGCTTGTTGTACTGGCGGTCGCCGAGGTACTCGCGGATGGCTGGCATAGCCCCGAGAATGCCATACTGCTCATCTGCACCGTCGCTTGCGACCACAGTACAGATTTGCGGGTAGAACGTCCGCACGGCTGCGGATTCGCGGTTGAATTTTGCGGTCAGGGCTCGCGATGCTGCCACTGCCTTTGCTGTATCAAGAGCCATTGCTCTTTTCTCCTGTTGAGATGAAAACGAACGGAAAGCAGTGGAATCAGAATCGGCGGGCTTCGAGGTCCGCCACACGAATCTGCAGGTTGCGGATCACGCTCAGGAGAGTGTTCGCCTCATCCTGCGTCGAAAAGCCCCAGGCGCTGCTGTTGATGGTGTTAGCCACCGCGTAGTCTGGCGTGGTCGGGCTTGTGTGGGTGATCGTGGTGAGTGCCGCAACAGGCAGGGCGCCCGTGCCGACAGACTCAATCTCAACGACTAATTTCGTAGCAGAGACAAAGCCCACACACTTGCCGATTGGAACACTCGTTGCCCCGATGGCGGTACTGATCGTGTAGTTGTCGTCGCCGTAGATGATGCTTCCGACGTCGGCCTGTGTGTAGGTGCCAGCACCCACGAGGACGAAGTCGCCTTCGGTCCACACTTCGACGTTGATGTCACCATCGCCGCCAGCGGTGTTGTCGGCTTCACCGTTGGCGATGCCAACAAAGCCATTCACGCCGGTGGCGGTGTCGTCATCGGCGTATCCACCCGCCGTCAGGAAGACCAGCGTCCCGTCGAGGATTTTAGCGGATGCTTTGACTGGGTAGGAACGTCGGCTGCCGTCCTGCCGCTTGATGATCTGGTTCTCTGTGACCGCCATTTGCGGTACTCCTTATGAAAATTGAAACGGACAGAAACGGTTGTTGTCAGTGCTTCGTCGCGTGCTGAATCCACTCGTCTTCAGACATGCCGAACGTCATATTCAGCCGCTCCTGCTCAGCGTATTCGGCTCGTGCGGCTGCGTGCGGATCGGCGGTTGTGGTGTCGCCAGTGGCGGGCAAAACAGTGCTGCGACGAACGAGGATTTGCGACAGCGCGGCCTGTGTTTCTTCCACGCTGAACCCGGCATCAACGAACTGGTTGAACTTGTCGCCCGCCCCGGCAAGGTCGCACAGTGCACGGATCTTTTTGCAGCGTGTCCGCTCTGCTTCGGCGAGGTCAGCCGTGGGGGTTGCCGTTGCGATTTCCGTGGTTGCGGCAGACAGGTCTGCCGGTGCCTGCACTGCGGTAGCAGGTGTTTCGTTTACTGCTTCGGGGGCTTGTGTTTCAATGGCTGCCACGGGCTGCCCTTTCGTCGAAAAATAGCGGTCCAGGAAACCGGCGATTCGCGCCCGGACCACGTCAGGCTCAGCGTCGCCAAAGTACGTATTCAGCAGGGCGGTTGCCTGTGCTGGAAGATTCCGAAGATCGGCATCGAGAGAGAAGAATCCGCCGCGAGTTGCGGCTGGCTCATCAACCACGTCAGCCGCGCGGAGGGCTGTCATCCGAATCGGCCAGCGGTCGCCGGGCTTTGGGTTTTCACGTTGCTCGAATGCTTGCAGATTTGCGGTGTCGTTTCGGGGCGCCAGGCTCACGCCAAACGCTCCCGGATCGGCTTCCGCCAAATCCATCACGTAATTGCCGAGGTCGCCCTGTGGGCTGGTGAACGCCGCATCTGCGATGTGCAAATCTGCCCGCAGTGTCTCACCTTCGATCCGCCAGTTAGCCCAGCGTCCGAGGTACGATCCCATGCCATCAGACGACATGTTCGGGTGAGTGAATCGGGCCTTAACTCCCGTGCGGCTTTGCTGCGCGAGGCTTAGCGCCTGTTGTAGCGTTTCCGCATCGACGGTCCACGGCCTGGCGTCGCCTTCATTGAGGTCGCCCACCTGCATCATCGACGCCCCGTAAATCACGTTGGCTTGCCGGTCTACTCGCTGCGGCTGGTCGCGGATAGCGTCGGTGCGGAAGGCGTCTGCTGGCGGTGCGGTTGTTATTGTGCTCATTGCTTGTCTCTCGCTTGCATCTGCCGCTGAACCTTGCCTGCCCACGCCTGCCCTGGATCTCCGCCCCACAATGCCCATGCAATTCGGCCATTACTCGGAAATCCCGGCTCCCCAGGGCTGAACCCATCGGCCCGCTTGTCCACTTCATGACGAGCGAAGAAACTCACCATGCGGTTTATGGTCTTGGGGCTCATCGGCTTGCCGTTGCTGAGGTCTCTGGCGCGGGCCACACCCACGGCAGTTCCGCCGCGCTTGTATTCACGTCGCCACGCAAGCCCTTTGCGGGCCTCCGCTCGCACGCCTGCAGGTGGGGTGAAGTTGATGCCGTCGTATTTTGCCAGCATCGTCGCCGTCGCGGTCGCTGTGGCCATGTCTTCGTCTGCGGATGGCTGCCCGCTTGGCCGTGCTGTTGGCTCTGGCGTGTCATCGTCGCTGTTGTCGCCATCGTCGTCGAAATCATCCAGCCCCAGTTCCTGCCGCAACTCGATCATACGGGCTTCCATTTCCGCCTTCGCCCGCTGCTCTCGCTCGATCTGCTGAAGTGTTTCGTCGAAGTCCCGCCCACGTGCGGCAAGGCTTTCCGTTTGCGTCGTCAGCCCGGCCTCGATCGCTGCGACGTCGGCCTTAACTTCCTTGTCTGGGTCCACCCAAGGCCAGCCTGGCGGTATCCATTGATGTTGCAGGAAGTGGTGTCGATTCTCTTCGTATTTGACCGGATCGACAGGCAGTAGCCCTTCGATAACGCAGCGGTCAATGAACCGCGCCCAGACTTTGCGCAGAACATGCTCTATTAGTTGGTACTGCCAATTCTTAAACGTGATTCGGCCGTCGATAAGTGCCAGCCTGCCGCCGCTGAAATTGTTGGTGAATTGTTTTGCGAGTAACTCATACGGATATCGCAGGGCTGCAGCCACGCCATGCAAAGCCCACTCCACATACGGGGCAAGTGTAGTGCCTGGCCTGGCTGGGTCGCTGAACTGAATAGCTTCGCCGTCGCCGAGGTACTGAATGCTTCCGGGGGCGAGGTCTTCCAGATTACTTTTGACTCTGCCGCCTGCTGCCATCAAAACAGGGTCGGTCACGCCTGTAACAAACGCCCCGTAGCACGCAGCAACCTGTTCGGCCACCAAATTTGCGTGCACGAAGTCTTTCAGGTCTTTCAGCTTGCCCATCGCCGGAGCTAGCCACGGAACGCCGCGGAGTTGCCCCGGCGTCTGCTCCTCGTAGCAATGCAGGATGTCGTCAAGACTGATTTCGTCTTCGGTAAGGTCGAGTTGCCGACTGTCATACGGCAGACTCCGGCGAACGTATGCAGCCACTGGCCGTTGATTACGGTCGAGACGCAAGCCTAGTCGCCGATTCTCACCCACCTGCTGGCGCGCATATGTGATGATTGGGATTCGGCTTGGGCTGATTACCTGAACGGTCAACGTGGTTGGTCGCCCGGACTGCTCATCGTCGGCCATGTGTAGCCACGATTCGCCCCAGATTGAATTACAGCGCTCCAGCAGTCGCTGTTTTGCAAAGAATCCTTCAGCCTCTGCCCACTTCGCAAAATACCACTCAGACAACATCCGGAATTCTTCAGCCTGCCGCGGTGTCAGAATGCCACGCTCAGCCTGCACGCGGCACTGCGGGCGAATGCCTGTGCCGATCACGTTATCTACCCGGCCGTTGATTGCAGAGGCCGCGAACACATCATTGCGGAACAGGTCCATTGCCCGTTCGACCAGCGTTTCCAGCTCATCCTGCAAAGCATCGTTTGCAGTCATCTGGCTGGTGATCCACTTTTCCCCGCGAAGGCGGTCGTTGCCCGCCGCTTCCCACGTACTGAGATTATCCGCGGCACGCTCACTCATTGCCATCCGCAACTCATGGTCCACGCGGCTGCGGATTCGTTTCGCTGCAATGCCTGGGGCAACAGCCATCATGACGCGGTCAAGTCGCGTTGGTTGTCCGGCTGCTGTGATTCGCTTTGCGAGGTCCGTCATTGGAACCTCACGAGGTTGCGGGATGCTGCCAGACCAGAGCCAGCCTGTCGGCGGAGGTCGGCTATGCGTGCGTCTAGTTCGGCCAGCCAAGTGCTGGTCGGCTCCTTTGTCACCATCTGCCCATCGAGTGAGTAACTCACGACGGGCGCGCCACTCAACAGGGCTCCTTCGACTTTGTCGCGGAGTTGCTCGAATAAGGCGAGGCGTTCTGCTGGTGATCGTGCCATGCTGCGTAGGGTGCACGGCTGCTGCTGCAATCACCAGAGCGGCTTTCCAGTCGTCTGGAAGTCAGCGGGCCTTTCGCTTGCGTGCCTCTTCGTAGGCAATGGCTGCCGCCTGCTTTGGTGTGTAGCCCTCGCGGATTAACTTGCGGATGTTTTCCGCGATGGTTTGCCTTGACCGGCCGGGCTTTAGTGGCATTCGTTCGCCCTCCGGATTACTGTGGTGAATGAATTGCCGCACCCGCAGTAGCGATACTGCGTGCGAAACTCAGCAGAAGCCGCTGAATGCTGCACACCCGCAAATCTGCCACACTGCGGGCAAAGGCCGAACCCCGGCACCGCATGGCAGGGCGTGTATTCTCGTTTCTGTGTGTATGCGGGCGATTTCAGCGGCTTCATCGCAGTTTCCTTACGAATTTTTCGGGCTTTTTGCCTGAAATTACGCCTCTTGCGGCCTGCATTTCTGCCTGTTTTTGGCGGATTGCTTCGGCTTGATCGGCATCATATTTTAGCACAGACAGCCCCACAAATGCCAGATAGGCGGCATCGAGTAGGTGGTTGCGGCTGAAGGTCTGAACCCACTTGCGAACCATGCCGGAACCCACCTGGAACTCTGTGATTTCGCGTTCTGCGGTGAGTTGCTTTGCGACTTCTGTGCGGCGTTCGGGTTTTTCTGTCCAGGGCAGGAGCAGGGCCGCGGAGGATTCCGCCGATACGCTCAGGGATTGGTGTACGCGACGCTTCCAGTGGTCGGCGTTGTTGTGGTATTCCCTGTACCGGCTTGCCCCGTGCACGTATAGCAGGTCGTGCCAGCCTTCACCGATCTTTAGTGTAACCTTCGTGCGGTCTTTTGGCGCGTAGTAAACCTGGCCGAGGTGCTGGCGGTTGCCGAAACCTTTGGCTGTGCTCCAGCTTCCATGATTTGCGACAGCGTCGCGTATCAAATCAGTTTCCCATCCTGCATCGATAAGAACGATGTCGGCGGGCTTATTGCCGCCGGTCTCCAGCTCCCACCCGGCATCAAACTTTTCTTGAAGCAGTCGCACGGCTTGCCGCAGGGCTGTTTTCAGGTCGCTGAGTTCTCGCTGCACTGGCTCGAATCCGTAGTCAATACACAGCGGCTGGCCGTTTGCCTGCTCACCGAGCACAAACCAATCCAATTGAGCCGCTCGCACGTCCACGCCCGCGGTGATTCGCTTCGTACCAGACGGCACCAATCCACGCCGATGTTGGCTTTGCCGGTGCATAATCACCTTCCAGTCGAGAGACTCAACCTCCTGTGTTTTCGATGCCGCCGGAAGTGCCCAGGTCCATTGCAGCAACTCGCGGTCGGCAAGATCCGCATCAACCTCGCGTTTCCCGCGCCATTCGTCGGCACCCACAATGCCAGCGTTTACGAAAGTGTTCGTCGAGGCTGTGTAGCGGAAACCCATTGTCTTTGTTGGCGGGATCTCGCCAGAGACGTTGCCGTGTTCGTCGATTGCCTGGCCGCGGTGTCGCAGCCTGCACTGCTGCAGGGCTTGCAGTCGCCTTGAGTCATCGAAGACGATACCACACTCAGGACAAGCCCAGCGGGCCATCGATTCAGCCTGCGATTCGGTCTCCGCCTCCTGCCAGCCGATGAGGTGTTCGCGACTTGGAGCAATCCAGCCACGGCACCCGTGACACTGAAAAACCACCTCGCCCGCGGTGCCCTGTGACCACTCCTGCCAGATTCGGCCCTGCTCAACCGTGACCGTGGATTCAAGGTAAATCCGCGCTTGCCCTGAGGCGCGGTAGGCTCGCACGCGGCCTTCCATTTGTTTAAGTTTCGTGGCCTCGTCAGACTTGCCGCCGACTTCGTCGAGGTGTGAAACCTCCGTGACAACCAAGACAGGGCCAGTGAATCCGGCGCGCTTTTCATCGCCACCGCCCGCCGTGATGAATTTGAGGTTTGCCCCGTTCGAAAACTGGATCAGTTCCGGAGTCCCGCCACCACTTCCGCCGCCCTTCTTTGGCAAATATTGAGCGTAACGGCTGGCCTCAATCGCGGGCCGAATGTCCATCTTCCATTTGTCGTTCGCCATTTCCATCGTGGGCAAGCCAAAGAGCACCGTCTGCTGCCGCTCGAAGAGGTGGTAGAGAATAGGAATCACAACGAAGGCTAGCGTCTTGCCAGACTGCTGCGGGCCTGTACATGCGTAGCGGAAGTAACTGCCGGAATCGACTGCCCGGAAGAATGCCCCGTGCGCTGGCTGACGTGAGCAGCGGAAGCGCTGGCCCTGATACGGGCCATCCG